CAGATTGAACTACAGATCTTTCTACATTACCCACTAGCTCATTACTAGAAATAGATCCTTGTCTTTGCTTTGTTACTCCGGACAATTCAGATACCATTTCTTCAATCTTCGCAAGTAATTGAATGTACGTATTAATAGTATTAGACATACTTGCATCAATAGAAGTCCATTGATTGTATGGTGATGGTTTACCACCCTCTCTACCAGGAATGTCCCAACCTTCTTCGTACGGATTGACAAATGCTACACCAAGTGCCCCTAAGTAATGCATCCACTTATCTACATCTATACCCATACTCTTAGGTATTTGAGTAACATCTATTACAGGTATTTTTCCTTTGTCTCTAGCTATTGCCATTTCAAGACGATACCAAAGTATGATATACATGTATTGTAGTGGTTTCATAATAGCAACTAATGACTTGGCTTTAGTATTTGTATTACTATAAGCTGCACCAGTGTATGGTAATTTAGCACTATTTAAATTGTCTCCTCTACGGAATTGGTACTCTAATGGTTGCATACCAAAGTAAAGATCATCGCCTGCTCTGTATCCTTCCCATGCTTCAATAATCCATTTCCATTCAACATTGATTTCTTCACCAGTAGGTTTATAATATTCATCTACCTGTATTTCATCCGGCATACCTGTCTCAGGATCTATTATTGTAACAAACCCTATCTTTTTAAGTGATTTCCAGCATACATGATAAACTACAATGTTATCTGGATCTCCATAAGGATTATGGTCTGGTAATTTATTGTATGATTTTAAGTTATAATGAACAAAATCATCTACTGGACTTTTGTCTGGACCAAATCCAGATGTAGGTTTTTGATCTACTATTTCTAACAATTCATTTAATTGCTTTTCATCCAGTTTATCATAAAACTGATCATATATTTGGCTCCATGACATTAATGATCTATAACAACACCAAGATGCATCATGAATAAATTCAATGCCTTCTTCTGCAGGATACTTAAAATCTTTAGGATTGATTCTTTTAATAACTGGTTCACCATTTCTAATTCCTATGTAATACTCTTCAAGTCCTGCAACAAGTGCATCTTTAAAGCCTTTCATAAATTCATGAGAAATGTTTTCTTTCTTAAGTAAGAATAATAAGCTTTGATATGCTGTTGTTTCTGCTGCATCTTTGTAATCCTTTGTTAAATACTTCTGTATTTGTTCTGGTGTTTGAATTTCGCCTGTTTGTAATCCTTCTTGAAATCTAGCTTGATCTTCTGGGCTTAATTTAGCAAGCATAGCAGCTTGCATATAATTCAACAGCATCTGTTTAGCTTTGTCTTGTACTTCACTACTAGCAATATCACTAGTACGGCACACTCTAAAGTTAAATGGACGTTTTGTTTCTTCACCTAATAATAGATCTACTTTTGGACGTATGATATTATAATTCTGTGCCATTGCTGGAAAGCCATCATCTTGATTGAAAGGATTTGTAACATACTTTAGGTCTTTTTCATTGTATATACTATTATATAAATCATAATAGCTTTGCATTTCTTCTTCATCAGGTATACTTTCGGACGAAGCTATGCCAGATATTCCAATAATGTAATCCACGCAGTCTTTTCGCCATTCTTCGGTTTTTTTACTGAGTGGTAGTCTTTGGATAGGAAATGAGTTGACTGTTCTTTCCATATTAATTAGTAAACATAAATGTGGTTGTGTTATTATTTAAAGGCGTGAATGTAAATGAATCATCTGTATTTTTAAACAACGGTTTATCAAACAATCTCATTTTCTTTTCAACATCCTCTTTCTTCTTTACTTGTATATTATACAATTGTTCTCTATAGACCATTACCTGCATAAATGCCATAACCCTATCAAAGTTCCTTTGTCATTATATTGAATAAGTTCTTCAAGGAATGGTTCAGATAGTACAGTATTTAAACCTAATTGCTTTTGATCTCTAAGTTCTTCCAGCCATTCTTTGATCTTACCTTCTCCCCAAAGTTTGATCTCTCTATTCATATGACATCCTTTTCGTCTATTTACTGTAGAATTATTAACAATATCTTTAATGATGTCTGGTTGATCAGCAAGTAAATGGCTACAATGTTTGTTATTGAAATAAGTAAATAAACCAGTGTTTTGGTTTTCTACCATTGCTTTTGCATTGTAGTAAATAAGTAACTTACGAACATTTTCATAAAACTCTTCAGCAGTTTTTGGCCTACCTGTATATTCTGCTACAATGATATCTGAATATGATTCAAAGTCTTGAAAACGTTTATATATAAAACAAGAACCTAATGAATTAGTACCTGATTGATCGTGATCATATGGGTCAATACCAGCTATATATAAACCAAATGGTGCATCTTTAACTGGGTGTTCCCATATAACTATTTTACCAGTAGGATCAGAATTCTTTGGTAATGGGAATTCGGTTATGTCTCCTGTTTTCTGTATATTCCAAATTATCTCTCCATTAACTAGAGTAAGAGTACCTACTTGTTTATGATTTTGTAATTTAGTATTAGTTCTTATCCTTGCTAATTGTTTTTGTAATTCTTTTTTTGGGAATATGTTACCAGATAATTCAGTAAATGCTTCTGCTGGGGATTCAGAGTGTTCTGCTACATATCTATCTATTTGTTGAGAACTAGTAGCTTCTTTTAATTCTTCTTCACGTAGATTTAAAATAAACTGTCTTGCTTTGTCATGAAGAGTATTACCATCCTCATCCATATACAATCGTTTACCAGTCTCATCACGTATATCCAAATTAGTGTGTTGAGGTATAAAGAAGCCACATTCCTTACTCTGGATACCATCGTCCCATATATTCTCAAAACCTATACAGTTATATGATTTGGGATTGTAAAATGCTTCACGTAATGTCATTACTGCAGGACCTTCATCACCACCAGTACCAAACATAATCATCAGACCAAAGGCAACACCATCTTGTTCTACGGATGGTCTAGCAATTTGCCACGCAGCTTTAAGTTCTGGGAAAGTACCTGCCTCTTCCCAGAGTATTAACATACCTGCTTTACCACGTACAGCATCTGGGTTATCTTTCAATGATACACCTATTATCTCTGATTTGTAACCAACTTCAATTTTATTACCAAAGTTATCAGTTACAATCATAGAAGCTCTACGACGCATGCTAGTGTTTACAGCTTGTCGTTTTTTACCCCATGCAGTGTTTTCATCTATAAAGTCCATGTAATCCCAGGCCTTAGTAAGGATACCATCATCAGTAAGATACTGTTTATTTGAGGCATACACATAAGACTTAGAACCGGGTATTAAAAAGAAATTACGACAAAGCATAGAACCACCTTTATAGGAATAACCTTTACGTCTAGCTTTTGCTACACATAAGTGTTTACCTTGATCTTGTGCACTTTCAATAGCTTGAAAATAGTAATAGTCATAATCATAAAAGTCAGGAAATGCTAACTCTCTTACTTTAATTAGCTCTTCTTGACCTTGTTTATTCTTTTTATTTTTGTATACAATTCTTTGAATTGGGCAATAGTTTAAATAAAAATAGTTATACCCAGTGATGTAATCTCCATCATCTGCAGTATAACCATTGATGCATCTATCCATTTCTGTTTCCCAAAAATTGAAATACTCTGATGTACCTTTAG